TACACAATTCAGTCTATTTCAGCGCGTATTCTACATTAGAATCAGACATCAAAGCTGGTAATATACCCTGGACTCCCGAAACTATAATAAAATTATACGACCAAGTGTCCGAACAAGTTAATACAACGTTCCAAGACTTCATGGAACAAGCATTTCACTGCCCGAAGTCGCGGTCTGATGTAATTGCAGCAGGTAGAGAAATTGTTGCCGAAAGCGGATTGTTTATTACTAAAAAGAGATACGCGGCACTAGTAACCGACGACGAAGGCAAGCGCAAGGATGTAGACGGCGAACCGGGAAAGGTAAAAGCAATGGGACTGGATTTGCGACGATCGGATACTCCTGTGTTCATGCAAGACTTTTTAAAAGAAGTATTACTTAACGTACTAAAAACCGAAACCGAGCAAGTAATCCTAACTCAGATTGAAGAGTTTCGTGTGGTGTTTAAAGATCGCCCGGGTTGGGAGAAAGGAACTCCAAAGCGAGTCAATAACTTAACTAAGTTTCGGTCGTTGCAAGAGAAGCAAGGTAAAGCTAACATGCCCGGGCACGTACGAGCAGCACTTAATTGGAATACACTTCGTCGCATGAACAGCGATATGTATTCGCAAGAAGTAGTAGACGGTATGAAAACAATTGTGTGCAAGCTGCGGCCTAACCCAATGGGATTTACGTCAATCGGTTATCCGACAGACGAATTGCGATTGCCGCAATGGTTTAAGAATTTGCCGTTTGATCATGATGCCATGGAGGAAACTATTATCGATAACAAGATTAGTAACTTAATCGGTGTACTTGATTACGACATTGAGTCAACTAAGAACGATACTACCTTTAAGAGTTTGTTTGATTTCGGAGACGACGATTGATTAATCACATAATCTTCGACGTCGACGGAACATTAACTGCCAGCAGAGAAAGGATTGACCCTGACTTTGCTGTCTGGCTTAAGCGTGTTCAAGTGTATAACAAAACTTATATAGTTACTGGTAGCGACAAAGACAAGATTACGCAACAGTTAGGACACGATATTGTGTCTAGCTTCGAAGCCTGCTACTTTTGTCTAGGCAATGAAGTTTGGCGAGATCATAAACTAGAATATGTGTCTAACTGGAAATTACCAACTGACGTAGAACAGTACTTACAAGAAAAGTTAGTAACTAGTAGCTACCCGTTACGCAGCGGCAATCACATAGAACACCGCACAGGGATGTGCAATTTTAGCGTTGTTGGTCGGAATGCATCACCGAGCGACCGGAGTGCATACTACGAATGGGATAATGCCAATAACGAGCGTAAGCTTATTGTAGATGATCTAAATATGACGTTCCCGAGCATTACGGCATCAATAGGCGGCATGATCAGCATTGACATAATGAAGCCCGGTACTGACAAATCGCAAATTGTTAAAGACTTCCCGGAAGAAGATACTATATATTTTTTGGGAGATAAAATGCAAGAGGGCGGCAACGACTGTTCGCTTGCTGAAAAAGTTCTAGAGCGTGAAGACTTTTGTTTTGAAGTTAGAGACTTTCATGACACTGCGCAGCATCTAGAATACTTCAAACGGTTAGGAATTATTATTACGTTTCGAAAAATTAAACCTTGACAAAACGGCTAAGTTGCTGTATTATATAAGGATAATAAAAATTAGGAGTACAACTACATGCAGGACATTTTAAAAGATATCGTAGCTCACACACACGCATTAGGGTTTTTAACCTTAGTGAAAATCACCGCGGACGAAGAAGACGGAACTATAGTCGAGTCTATGACAGATGACCGTAGTGTAATACTTAAAGGAACTACACACAGCGCAATTGACGACTTCGACGGTGTATTTGGCATGCCTAACTTAGATAAGTTAGCATTGTTACTGAAGAATCCAGAGTATAAAAAAGATGCAAAGATTACAGTAATTAACTCCGAACGTAACGGTGTTGAACTTCCTGTTCACATGCACTTTGAAAATGCTGCCGGCGACTTTGAAAACGATTACCGTTTTATGAATCAGCAGATAATCGACGAGCGATTAAAGAGTGTTAAGTTTAAAGGCGCTACGTGGGCACTTGAGTTTGAACCGTCTATGGCGTCAATTGGTCGAATGAAGCTACAAAGTGCAGCTCATAATGAAGAAGTTACGTTTAACGTAAACAACGAAGATAACGATTTAATTTTTAGCTTCGGCGACGAGTCAACGCACGCAGGTAAGTTTACCTTTGCTACTGACGTAGGCAACAAGCTTAAGAAAAGATGGTCATGGCCAGTAGCGCAAACTATATCAATATTAAGTCTAGACGGAAAACTAACTGTTAAAATTTCCGACCAGGGTGCGATGATGATTGAAGTTGATTCAGGACTAGCTAAGTACGAATACATTCTACCAGCACAAGTGAAGTAATATGAATACAGATCTTACAAAAGCACAGAAAGACTATGCAATATTCTTGCCTGCGCTAAGTGGCTTCTATGCTACTTATGTAGGCAAGCAGCGATACAGCGAATATGTGCCGCCGGGACGTTTTCCTAAAAACTTCAACAATGGCATGGAAAGTCTTAATTGGCTTAACCGTCAAGAAGGACAGTTTCAGTATCACTGGTCGTTGTATTCTGCAGGACATGCAGAATTAGACGTAAATAAGCATTCACCTAAAGAAGACATGGTACGCAATCGCGACAGGGAAAACTCTTGGTTACTTGGTGATTCGGGAGGATTCCAAATTGGCAAGGGCGTCTGGGAAGGCGACTGGAAAGATCCAAACTGTCCGAAGGCTATGAAGAAACGCATAGCTGTGTTACGGTGGATGGACACTTACATGGACTACGGTATGTGTCTTGATATCCCTGCATGGGTTGCACGTTCACCGGGTGGGCCAGAAGCCACTGGCATTAATACATATCAAGAAGCAGTTGATGGTACTATAATCAACAACGATTACTTTATCAATAACCGAAACGGAAATTGTAAGTTCTTAAATGTATTACAGGGCGAAAACTTTGCACAAGCAGAAGATTGGTATCAGCAAGTAAAGCACTACAGTGATCCAAAGGTTTATCCCGATACACATTTTAATGGGTGGTCAATGGGTGGTCAAAATATGTGTGATGTTCATCTTGTACTTAAGAGAATTATTGCATTGCGGTTTGACGGCTTTTTAGAAAAAGGCGTGCATGACTTTATGCACTTCTTAGGCACATCTAAGTTAGAGTGGGCAGTGTTGTTAACTGATATTCAAAGAGCCGTTCGCAAGCACCATAACGAAAACTTTACTATTACATTCGACTGTGCATCTCCGATCTTAGCAACTGCAAACGGGCAAGTGTATATACAAACCGAAGTAGAGGATCGAGGTAAGTGGACTTATCGAATGCTTCCAAGTGCCGATAATAAAAAGTATGCAACTGATCCTCGTACCTTTAGAGATGCTGTTAATCAAGACAACATATTTAAAGGACGTCAGTTTCAAAACTCGCCGTTATCAGACGGAATGCTTATTTCCGACATATGTCATTACAGGCCTGGCGATCTTAATAAAATCGGAAAGGAAGGACGCACGTCGTGGGATAGCTTTTCGTATGCACTCCAAATGGGACATAACGTGTGGCATCATATTAATTCTGTACAAGAAGCAAATCGGCAGTATGACAATGGCATATATCCTAATATGCTTGTTGCTAGCAAACTAGTAGGCAATAAGTTTAGACAATACGATAAAAACTTCTTTCGTGATATCATAGAAGATATATTTGCAACAGACGATCGCGATAAAGCAGAAGCGCTTATTGACAAGTATAGTCCGTACTGGATGGAAATTCCAGGCACACGTGGAGCAATTGGCAAGAAAGCAGTAAACGCAGGAACGTACTTCCAGAATTTATTTGAAGAAGAGGAGCCAGAAAATGTCGAAGACGAATTTAGCAATGCCGCAGTTCAACAACTTGAGGATCTCGAACGTGGGTCAGAGCCTTGAAGACGACCTAAACGAGCTAACATCTCGGCATCGCGAGCTTGACAATTACATACAACACTGCTATAATAGCAGGATACTAGGTAGTACTATCTATCGACTTAAAACACAAAAACTCTGGCTTAAAGATGAAATCCACCGTATTAGGAAGGCACTAGATGAAAAGAGAATATAAACATGGCACGTCAGATGATCAGGTATATTTCACTGGCGTTGAAGTTGAAAACACGGCTGCAAAAGGCCTGCAAACTTTATTTGTAGTTGGAGTGCCGGACTTAAAAGAAATCCTAAGCCAAGCCAACATGATACGCAAGTGTAATCATATCTACTTAGGAGCCAATCAAAGTTTTTTCCCAAATCCTGATTTGTCACCTGCAGAGCAATACGAGGAATGGCATCCTGTTATAAAAGGTTTATTAGATATGGATTACTGGGTAACACTAGACTTTGATGCTGCTTATCACTTATTTGTGTTAGAATCTTGTTGGAGCGAGAGCGATCGTTTTATTCCTATGATTAGCGTTAAGCTTCCTATGATACAGCTACTAAACTACAACGCATGCATTAAACTTGATGATATTGGCTTTAGAGCCACTAACGAAGGCGTATGGGTGCATTCCGTCCACGACCTAAAGTCAAGAGAGGCCTACACCGATTGGTCTAAATACACTAACGATGTACAACTAACGCAGGACTAACAACATGGTACCTAACTACACCACATTAATAGACAAGGTCTTTAGCAAAAAAGCAACGGCGGTGACTACACTAGACACGCAACGCAGTATATGGGTTAGTTTTACAAAAGAAGGCATACATAACTACCCAGCGGCATTAGAAGACCCAAAGCTTGCAACGGGAGACGAATTTGATGTTTCGTTTCTAGGTTACCCGCATCGACACATCTTTCACTTTCGGGTACGCATTCAAGTATTTCACAACGATAGAGATATTGAATTTATTCAATTTAAGCGCTGGTTGTTGTCACTATATGCAAACTCAATTATTAAACTGAATCATAAGTCGTGCGAAATGATAGCCGATGATCTTTATGTTCAAATTGCAACTCGATACCCCGGCCGTTTTGTCGAGTTAGATGTTAGCGAAGATGGCGAAAACGGCTGTGTTATATTTTACCAATCACAAGGAAATTAAAATGAGAGCTCCTCCAATTGCAAAGATTTGGGAAGACCTTGATGCATTTCGTGACTACTGTCGCCACGAAGGGCGCCCGTTTAACGAAGCAGCTTTATACAAAAGGCACGATAGGATTTGGCAGAACTATCAAAAGTTCTTAACACACACTCGTCACAGGAACACTCGATAATGACAATCTATATAGTTGATATCGAAGCTGTTGAAACTAGATACACAGCGCAGTGGAAGGAGTCTCTTCCACTGCAACTAGAACAGTACACTAGAGAAGTAGTTAAAGTGATAAGCGGTGGCGAAACTCCACAAGCTACTACTCCCGGTGCATTTCTTAACTTCGGCGGCACTAATGTATATAAGAGTGCTCAGCTTCAACAGATTGGAGAGATGTTCTGCAACGGCACAGTTAAAGACGGTGATTACTTTCTTTACACAGATGCTTGGAACCCTACAGTAATACAGCTTAAGTATATGAGCAAGCTACTTGGCGTTAATATTAAAATTGGCGGTTTGTGGCATGCAGGCAGTTATGATCCGCAGGATTTCTTAGGAAGACTTATCGGCAACGAACCGTGGGTGCGAGCAGCAGAGCAGTCAATGTTTGGATGCTTTGATCATAACTTTTTTGCTTCTGATTTCCACATTGATTTATTTGCGAGTACACTGTTGTATATGCCTGGCAGAGTAGCTATCTATAAAAACGACTCAATCAAAAGAGTTGGCTGGCCAATGGAATATTTAGAATCCGGTCTATTAAAATATAAAGGAATGACTAAGCGCGACCTTATATTATTTCCTCATCGGATTGCACCCGAGAAGCAAGTTGAGATTTTTCGAGATCTCAAAGAGCAACTACCGCAGTATGAATTTGTTATATGTCAAGAAGCGACGCTATCTAAGCATGAATATCATACATTATTAGGCGAAGCTAAACTAGTGTTTTCTGCTAACTTGCAAGAAACTCTAGGAATTAGCTGGTACGAAGGACTACAAGTAAATTGCATTCCTATGGTGCCGGACCGTCTAAGTTATTCCGAAATGGGCGATACTGCATTTAAGTATCCCGAAAAGTGGACTTCGAGCTATAACAACTACGAGACACACCGCGAAGAAGTTAAAAGCCAGATAGTCGAATACATGGATAACTACTCTTCCTTTATTAACGCAATTGCTATGCAACACGAACGACTACGAAAAGAGTTCTTTAGCGGAGAAGCAATGTACGAGATAATTAAAAATGTATAAAACTACAATTACAACAACGCCGCCTGCATCGCCCAAGTTAGGTGAAGTCACATATGATACTATCACCGGCGATGTTAATGTATGGGCAAATAACCATGTTACTTCTATAAACTCCGGTGGCAGTTGGGTAACCGCCGACCACAGTCATTTTGATAATTTCAATAATACTTATATCACTAGCGGCGGCACTGAATTCGAAGACTACATGCCATCACCAAATATAGTTGATGAGCTAGCAGATGAATACCCTGCACTTAATATTGCGTACGAAAGGTTTAAAAGCATTTACGCCCTGTCCAAAGGACATCACGAAGAAAAGACGAGAAAACAGAATGATTGATAAAGTATTTTACACCTGGAATGATATAGAAAAGGCGTGCGTTAACATTACTACACAGATGTATAAAGACGATTGGCGTCCGGACTACATTGTTGGTATAACACGCGGCGGAAACATTCCCGCTACTATTATAAGTAACTTAACTGATATTCCGTGCCATGCTCTTAAAGTTAGCTTACGCGACAGTGTAACAGAAAATGAATCTAATTTATGGATGGCAGAAGATGCATATGGTTACGAGAAAAATGCTTCAAATATCCTTATTGTCGATGACATAAACGACAGCGGAGCAACGTTTGATTGGATAATAGACGACTGGAAGCGTAGTTGTTTGCCGCATGCTAATCAATGGGATTGTGTATGGGGCAAGAATGTTCGCTTCGCTGTTATTACAGAAAACTTTGCATCAGACTTTAACAACGTAAGCTATTACGCAAAAGAAATAAACAAATCAATAGACACCCAGTGGATCGTTTATCCTTGGGAAAACGTCGCAGGGACCGATTAATGCTTTACGCAATAGAAGTTCCTCATTCTGCACATGATTGGTTGTATGTTACTATTCAACACCCTAGCGGTGAATACGGCGCACGGGCAGTAGTAACATTCGACACTCCGGAAAAAGCTCAAGAGGAAGGAGATAAAGTATGGAAAAACTTTCGTGTTGTGGAAGTTTTACCAGATATCAACGACACTTAAAAATGATTGACAAAAACCTAAATATACAGTATACTTGTACTTAGCAAGTATAGCTAGACACCCACGTCATAAACTCGGGAGACCTAAATGACAATATCAAATATAATAAAAGATCGTTTACAGAAAGACGGCATCCGGTACTGGGCTGGTGATAATATCAGCGCGTATATCGAAGAAGGAGAGCATCAAGAACTAATCAACGAACTTGCCACAAAGTTCGAAACAGTGTTAGACAGCTTGGTTATTGACATTAGCACTGACCCTAACAGCATGGACACAGGCCGACGGCTTGCAAAAATGTATGTAACTGAGCTAATGCAAGGCCGTTACTATCCTGCACCAAAAGCAACTGCATTTCCTAACACAGGCGAAGATGCATACACTGGCATGCTAGTAGTACGAAGCGAACTAAAATCAATGTGTTCCCATCATCACCAGCCTGTAACAGGCGTTGCATACATAGGCATTATAGCAGCAGAAAAGCTAATTGGCTTAAGCAAGTACACACGCATCGCTCAATGGTGTGCGCGTAGAGGTACATTACAAGAGGAACTTGCTAATGAAATCGCAAAAGAGGTCATGAAATCAACAGGAAGTGAAAATGTCGGAGTTTACATACAAGCACAACACGGGTGCTGTGAAAATCGCGGTCTTATGGCACACAGCAGCCTAACACAAACGTCTGTGCTAAATGGAGCATTTAATAGCGATCAAGGAACTAAAAAAGAGTTCTTTGATAATATACATTTACAGCAGTCATTTGCACCGAGATAATATATGAAACTTAGATATTCAGAAGCATTTTATTCAGTACAAGGCGAAGGTAGATTCGTAGGAGTACCGAGCGTATTTCTACGCACATTTGGTTGCAACTTTCGCTGCAAAGGCTTTGGGCTTCCTAAGGGACAAAAATTTGGCAAGCATAATCCCGAAGTAGCGGAGTTGATTCCGACTATTGCACAGTACGAAAAGTTTGAGGACTTACCTATTATACACACAGGATGTGATACTTACGCAAGTATCTATCCTGAATTTAAGCGTTTTATGAAGACAGAGACCATTGACGAAGTAGCCGAGAGTCTGTTAAAATTAACTCCTACTGATCAATGGAGCCTAGACAACGGTCAAGACATACACTTAATTATGACAGGCGGGGAGCCATTATTAGGGTGGCAGCGTCTGTGGGCCGAGCTATTTGCTCATGATAAGATGCGAGGTTTAAAAAATGTTACATTTGAAACAAATACCACACAAGCTCTACGAGAAGATTTTCATGACTTCTTACAAGCTCCACGAGACTACGAAATCACATTCTCCTGCTCGCCTAAACTCAGCGTCTCCGGAGAAAGCTGGACTGATGCAATTAAGCCTGACATTGCTAGGTCTTACTATGATATACCGAATAGTAACATGTACTTTAAATTTGTGGTCGCAGATGCAGACGACGTGGACGAAGTTGAAAAAGCAGTTGCGGAGTACGCAGCAGTGGGCATTCAAGCCCCTGTCTACCTCATGCCGCTTGGAGGTAGAAGTGAAGAGTACGAGTACAATGCAAAACGAGTTGCCGAGCTCGCAATGCAAAAAGGATGGCGCTTTAGCCCACGGCTTCACATCGATTTGTTTGGAAACGACTGGGGAACCTAAAGAAATTAACGACGAACTATTAAACATACTAAGGAGAGCAGGACTATGAGCTGGGTTAAAAAATTATTTGGAATAGCAGAAGAAGAAGAATATAAAGAATTGTCGTCGGATGCCGAACGCCGTGGCTATTACGAAAGAGCAAAGCTTGCGGCTGATAAAGCAGGGCAGCCATATATTGCAGTAATTGACACTCAAATAAATCCTGAGGACATTAAAAACGGCTTTTTTGAGCTCGACTGGAACAATGAGTTTATCGAGCAGTTAATAGACGTCGGCTACACTGGAGAGAGTGCCGAAGCTATTGTAAACAAATGGTTTACAACTATTGTAAAGCAGATACTCGAAGAAGACGGACAAGATAAAGAACGCGAAGTTGGTTATATAAACATCGTACCTAAAGGCGACGGCAAGAGTGAGGTTTCATGAAGACTTTTTTAATAGTAGATACTGCGAACATGTTTATGCGATCACGGCACGTAGTACGCGGTGACTTAAATACACAACTCGGTATGGCAATGCATATTATGTTTGCCTCTGTTCGCAAGTGCTGGCGCGACACTAATGCTGATCATGTTGTGTTCTGCTTAGAGGGCCGTTCGTGGCGTAAAGACTTTTACGAGCCATATAAACGTAATCGTAAAGACACGCGCGACAAGAAATCAGCAACTGAGCAAGAAGAAGATGCAATATTTTGGGAAGTATTTGACGAGTTCGGTACGTTCTTAAAAGAAAAAACTAACGTAACAGTAATGCAAAACTCTGTGTTAGAAGCAGACGATTTAATTGCCGGTTGGGTACAAGCGCATCCAGATGACAAACACGTAATTGTTTCTTCAGACGGTGACTTTGCTCAACTTGTATCAGAGAACACAAGTCAATACAACGGCATTGCTAACACACTAACAACTATCAATGGTTACTTTGACGACGACGGCAAGCCAATAGTCGACAAGAAAACTAAAGAGGTTAAGCCTGCTCCTGACCCAGAATGGCTATTGTTTGAAAAGTGCATGCGTGGAGACACAAGCGATAACGTGTTTAGTGCATACCCGGGTGTTCGTAAAAAAGGCACCAAGAACAAAGTAGGCTTGTTGGAAGCGTTCGACGACAAGGGCACTAAGGGCTATAACTGGAATAACATGATGTTGCAGCGATGGGTTGACCATGAACAGAAAGAACATCGCGTACTTGACGATTACAACCGTAATGTTACGTTGTGTGACTTAACTGCACAGCCGGAGCATATCAAAGTAATAATCAAACAAGAAGTAGCAGAGAACGCTAAACCTAAAGAAGTTAAACAAGTAGGTTTATTATTAATGAAGTTTTGTGCAAAGTGGGATCTTAGGCGCATGCTTGATTCAATACAAACCTTCACCGATGCATTCAGCACAGGATATCCGAAATGAAACTAATACCATTTGAGTCACAACCAGACTTAGTCGAAGCTGTTAAAAACGGAATAGCCGTACAAGTTATACTCAAGGTCGATCAACAATATGAGAAGTCACATCGTGATCACTATCACAACTGCCTTGGCTTTGACGGCAGCGAACATTGGAAGTTCTGCACTATACTTTCTGAAATTAAAAACATGCCTGGACACTATGTAGTTGTAGGTTCCGGCAACAAGATAGTAAGCGGCTTGCACGGCGACATATTTTACATAGATGAAGAAGATAAGGATGACTGGAAATGACTATTAAAGCGAAATCAATACTAAAAGATAAGTTTTGGATCATTGAGAAAGACGGAAAGCGGTTAGGTACGTTTGCTAGAGACGAGGACCGCTTTATGTACAGCACACCTGCCGGAACTCAGGTTGTCAAAAGTCGACGCAACTTATTAGAATTGCTAGATTCAGGTAACATACAATGGACTGATGCTGCTGAGCCCGAAGATAAAGAATTAGAGATATACGGATATAGCACTAGTTGCACACCGTATTGCGAAATGCTTGACCTTAAACGGCATCTACCCTTATTTAAGAAAAGTGACAAGAGTGCAAGTTTGTATGCAGCAGGTTACTATATTATTGCTTTCGAAAAAGGATGGCTCAAAGCATTCTGCCCTAAGCTACTTACACTAGAGTCTTACGGCTACCGCGGACCGTTTAAGACAAAGCTCGAAATGAAAGAGGAGCTAAAGCATGTCAAAAAAAGAACCACTTAATACTGTTCCCATACAGCAGTTTATAACAAGAGTTAAGGCGGCAGATAACGGACAAGCAAGAGAAGTAAAACTCGATATACAGGCTGCCAAAAACTTAGCATTCACGCTTGGCATTGTTATGTCTCGGCTAGAAGGTAACTTGGAAGAGTTACTTGCAAAAGGACCTGAAGAGATTATTACAATCGACTTAAACAGTAAGGACAGTTGGTAGATGATAAATATATGCGTAGTTAACTTAAAGGATTACGCATATGTCAAGGCCGAAGCCGATCGTGCTGCTAGAGAACATAGATAAAAAGACCTATAAGGTAGAACAAGTGCTAGCCGCAGAAGCTATCTGGGCTGTGTTCTACCAAGGCATGCCATTCAATTTAAAGTCAGCAAACATGCTAACACAATACCCCGGACCAAAATACAAAAAAGTAAGTTTTTCTAACCCAGGGCACGCACGCAACTTAGCTAAGAAATTAAACGATCTATTTGATACTACTGAATTTCAAGTGTTTATATTATCATCTGGCGAAGAACTGTAGCAATGAAAAAAGAAACATACACTGAAATTTTTCTTAAAGAACTAGGCAAAGATCACGACGAACATGCAGTAGCAGATTGCATGCGTCTTTGGTGGCAGAACACACGCAATAAAGACACTGGCGGATTGCGGTTAACTGAACGCGGACTAGAAGCTATTCTTAAGCTAGACCTAAAGTTATACGATATACCCTTTCCTAAAGACATGCCTCGCAACTCCGAAGTTTTGATATTCCTAGATAAATTTATTGACTGTCCTTATTTTCTAGGAAAGGCTTCTGTAACACTCACTGGTGAACGGAAGGCTATAGAACTTACGTTACTATCAGGCGACGTGCGAAAGTTTGGATTAAACAAAGCAATAGCGCGACAAAGAAAACTAGAAAATTCCTAGAAAACGTTTGACATCTGTAGTTATTGTATGTTATACTTAATTTGTAATTAAATATTAACAACTTAAATTTTAACTGAAGAGGAATACACGATGAGTAGTGAAGACAATATTACTTTGCGCAAACTAGGGCCTAAGGATGCAAAGAAAAGTGTTCATAGAGCGTTCCGTAAAAAACGTCCATTGTTTTTATGGGGACCACCAGGCATTGGCAAGTCTGATATCATCCGCGAGATCGGCGTTGAGCTTGGCGCACATGTCATCGACATTCGACTTTCGTTATGGGAACCTACTGATATTAAGGGTATTCCCTTTTACAATTCAGAAATAGGTAAGATGGACTGGGCTCCGCCCGTTGATTTACCTGATGCAGAAATGGCAGCAAAACACAAACAAGTTATTTTGTTTCTAGACGAAATGAACTCTGCTCCTCCTATGGTACAGGCTGCTGCTTATCAGCTTATCTTAGACCGTAAAATTGGTCGATACACACTTCCCGAAAACGTTATTATTATCGCAGCAGGTAACCGTGAAGGCGATCGAGGTGTTACATATCGCATGCCAGCTCCGCTTGCTAACAGATTTGTACACATCGAAATGCAGCATTCATACACTGACTGGTTTAGTTGGGCTGTTGATAACAAAGTGCATAAAGACGTAGTTGGATTTATTACACACTCTAAGCAGAGCTTGTTTGACTTTGATCCTTCGTCACCTTCGCGCTCATTTGCTACACCGCGTTCTTGGTGTTATGTAAGCGACTTGCTTGAAGACGACGACGGTGACGAAGAAGTTACATCTAACTTAGTTAGTGGCGCAATTGGCGAAGGCCTTGCTATGAAATTTATGATACACCGTCGTATATCCGGGGACTTGCCTAATCCAGAAGACATTCTTAGTGGTAAAGTTGAATCTACTACTGTAACAGAAATTAGTGCTATGTACTCGCTAATAGTATCGTTATGCTACGAGCTAAAAGAAGCTTGTGACGAAAACAACCCTGCTTTCGACAAGATGGTTGATAACTTCTTAAAGTTTGTAATGAAGAACTTCGAGACTGAGTTAGTTGTGATGGGTATCAAGTTAGCGTTAACTGAATACTCACTGCCGATCGATCCCGACGCAGTTCCTAGCTTTGACGAGTTTCACGAGCGGTACGGCAAGTACATTACCGCAGCAGGTTAATAATAAGGGGAATACTCCCCTTATTCATTTAAGGAGTTAAACATGGGATTAGATACCAAAAGCTGGAAGCCAGATCCTAACATAAGCGATGCAGATCTTGAAAGAATGCGCTTTGAAGTTAAAGATAAGATCATTGTTGCTCGTGTTAGTTTGCTTATACACCATTCGTTCTTTGGTAATATGGCAACACGCTTAAAGGTTAAGCACTGCGATGACTGGTGCCCTACGGCAGCAACTGACGGTAAGAATCTTTTCTACAACACACAATTTTTTAATGAATTGTCGACACAACAGATCGAGTTTGTTATTGCGCACGAAATATTACATTGTGCATTTGATCACATAGGACGACGTAACGATCGTGATCCGCGTATTCACAATATTGCTTGTGATTACATTGTTAACAATACATTGCTTGATCAGAATATTGGTGCCAAAGTAACACAACTACAGATCTATCACGATAATAAATATCGCGGGTGGTCAAGTGAAGAAGTGTACGACGACATTTTTGAAAAGATGGACGACGAAGCGTTAGACGCGCTTGGTGAATTACTAGACGAGCACGTCGATTGGGAAGAAGTAGACGAAGAAGGCAACCGCCCTAGCTACTCTAGAGAAGAGTTAAGACGCATACGTGAAGAAATTAAAGAAGGTGTTATGGCATCTGCTGAAGCTGCCGGCGCAGGTAATGTTCCAGCAGAAATCGAAAGAATGATTAAAGAGCTACAGCATCCTAAGATTTCTTGGAGAGATCTTATTGCTGAAACTATACAGTCCACTATTCGCAGCAACTATACATATAGTCGCCCGGGACGTAAAGGCTGGCACATGAACGCTATACTACCCGGCATGGAGTTTGACGAGCGCATCGAAGTTGCGATTGCACTTGATATGAGTGGCTCGATTGGCCAGGCAGAAGCTACACTATTTGCTTCTGAAGTACAAGGCTGCTTAGATCAGTATCAAGACTATCAAGTACATATTTGGTGTTTTGATACTGCGTGCTATGGCTACAAAGAGTTTACTCCGCAAACAGGCGACGATATGACTACATATAACATCGTAGGCGGCGGCGGTACAGACTTTATGGCTAATTACGACTACATGAAATCGCGTGATTTGCAGCCTAAGAAGTTTATAATGTTCACAGACGGCATGCCCGGCGGTTCGTGGGGCGACGAAAATTGGTGTGACACAGTGTTTGTTATTAAGAATGACTATAACAAAAACATCAAAGCACCGTTTGGCCGGACTTCATACTTCGAGGAAACTTAATGCTACGAGGTAAAGAGCCTAACGCATTAGATTACTTTGAGCTACGGCGGATGCAATATGCTCCGCCGCATTTTGAATATCTTACTATTAAATGGAACTGGAATCTCGAAAATGCTGCCGTTAAGTGGATCGATAATAATCTAAAAGGTCGCTATTACATAGGAACCACTATGTCATTAGACAGCACTAACACTTTTCATAAGTCTTGCCGTATTGGATTCGAAGACGGCAAAGAATCTAGCTATTTTGTACTAGCTTGTCCACTTTTAAAATATAAGTAACTCCTATACAATAAATATTATTTGTATCAACATAGGAGTTACTATCTCATGGCACAAGCCGAAACCAAAACAAAAGACCAAACAACAACAGCAGATGTCATTGAGCCAGAAGCGTCTGCACCCGAGTCCGGAGCAACTGATCTCAGTGTCCAAGACTTATCTACAATGAAAGGTATAATCGACGTAGCAAGCAGTCGTGGTACATTCAAAGCCAACGAAATGGAATCAGTTGGGCGCTTGTACAACAAGCTCGAACTATTTCTTAACGAAGTTGCTAAGCAACAAGGAGAATCATAATGAAACACGTCGGAAGATTAAAAAATAACCAGCGTCGATTAGTAGTTGCGTATCGAGTAATCCCCGGAGACCCGGACAACTGCTTAGTAATGTTTACTGACAACCTAGGCGCTGCGTACCACGATGATTTAATGAAGTTAGTTGAGTCTAATGCCGGACAATCTGCTTACGAATTAGCCGAGGCAATGGCAAGGGGTCGAATAAACGACGGCCGCGTTATGTTGCATGCATTTCACAAAGAAGGAAAGCTAAATTCAGTTCCGACGAATCTAGTTGAGATGGTACCAAACACGCAAACAACTATCGGTTTAGACGAACTTAATAAGATGATAGCAGAACAGCGTGGCGTTACTATTGCAGAGCTTGCATTAGGCGGTGGCCCGAACGGCGAAGTTGTTAAGCCAGAACAAATTGTTGCTGAAACAATTAATCTTAACGATGCTGCCGAAATGTATACTAACAATACTGCGGCACAGGTTTCTCCGAGTGTAACTCCAGTTACAGAAAGCCAATTAGAAGTCGTAGAAGACTTCGATACTTCTGATTTGAAGCCGTTGACTGATGCCGACTTAGCCGGTCAGTATCGCTCACAAGCCGATGCGATGTTTAAAGAAGCAAAGCGATTAAGAACAAGAGCAACTGAGCTTAGCGAAGCTACAGGCACCGAGTAACTGTTATGGCGGGAGGTAAAAAATTACCACTTGAAATCACCGAGCTATGGCCCGAAGTCCTTAATGACATCGAAGTTAATAGTGTCCCAATCGAGTATCTCAAGTCAATTTACGTTACTTTCCTAGATGGTCAAGTATGGGAGATCTTAATACATAATAGAGACCTCCCCGACGACGAGGCTGCTAGGGAACTAGAAGGCGAAATTGAAGACTTACTTGACGAATACGAAGAGACTATCGATCACATTGATTTTCGGTTAGACACCGAAAAAATCAAAACCGATATAACAAAGCGCACGCACATCTTTATGAAGAAAAGAAAGTAATCTATGTAAAGGCATAAATATAAGCAAGAAGACTATTTATTTAGGAGCATTATATTAATGGCTTTACGATTACGAAGAGGTTCAAACGCCGAAAGATTAGCAGTTACTCCGCTAGTAGGCGAGCTTGTCTACACTACTGACACTAAACTAGTATTTGTCGGCGATGGCATTACGTCGGGCGGTATTGCCGTCCAATCCGGTGGTATTGTTAATATTAACGACCTGTCAGACGTCGATACAGTATCTAGTGCACCAACTACAGATGATATTTTAAAATACGACGGGGCTAATTGGATACCTAGTGTAAATGATGCCGGGGTTGTTACAGATAATGCTTATCAGATTAGCATAAACGGCAGCGATACTAATATATTACTGGACCACACTACTCGAACCTTAGCCGGCGACGTCACTGGTGATGTGACAGGCGATGTTACTGGTGACTTAACAGGTGATGTGACAGGTAATGTTACTGGTGACTTAACAGGCAATGTTACTGGTGACTTAACTGGCGATGTGCTTGGTAACCTAACTGGTGGTGTCACAGGTACACTAGACGGCGACGTTACTGGTTCGGTGTTCGGCGATGATTCTACTCTATTAGTAGACGGAATTAACTCTACGCTATCAACTAGCTCGCTAACGCTAGCCAATAACAGTATATCAAGCTCACTAGATACTATTAATTTTAACTTTGCAACTGAATCTATATTCACCGGAAAAAGAATAGTCATATCCAATGCTAATGCCGATTCGGATATTAGCAACACAGGCGGACTGAATTACAAAGTTTCGAGAGGCACTGTCGAATCACCTACAGCAGTTCTATTCAATGATAGCTTATCTACACTAACAGTATCTGGATGGGACGGAAGTCAACAAAAAACAATATGCGGAATAAGCTTTGCAGTTTCCGCAAATACCACCGGCACTAATGACTTGCCGGGTAATATAGAATTTTTTGTAAGAGGCGACGACGATAGTTTTGACACAGCATTTGCACGACTGGAATCAAACGGTGTACTTTCTGCGTTTGCAGTGCAGTCTACGGGGCTAACCACTACGCTTAGGGACGGACTTATTGCTAAGCACGGCGGCTCGGGGCCTGGGGAAGTGTTGTTACAAGGCACCATTGTATACGACACTACGCTTAATAGACTAACTACATTTCATGAAACTGAAGGGTGGAGCAATATACTAACATCTACTTCGCCGGTTGCTTCCGACTCGTACTTTCAAGTCGGAGTGTACGCTGACGACACTGCTAGAAATTCAGGAGTTGTTACGCCAGCTGCTGGAATGATTGTATTTAATACAACTGGTGCTAAGTTTCAGGGGTATAACGGCACTGCCTGGGTAGAATTAGGCTAAGTAATTGAAGTATGCTATGTCGCGTTCGTGAACTTTTGATATAGCGCGTATGCTAGCAGTATTAAAATACTTTTTAAATTCCCAATGATCATATGCACTGACGTCGGGCAGTGCAACATTGCAGTTTAAGTACTGTTGCACTTGCCTAAAGTCAGTTTCTAAATCCTCTACTCTGCATATAAAATCAACCCACTTTCCGTTATAATTTAAAAAATCTACCTGGTTAGTGGATTTATTAAACCATCTAGGAAAGTTAAACGCAACTTCCGGATCGCAGTAATCTAATACCCATTCATTTATAGGCTTTACATCTAACACGGTTTCTGTATTCCAGTCTAGCCAATACCCTTCAGTACTAACTTTACGATACAAACTGTACACACGCTGCCATGGATTGCGCACAACTGTCATTGTAGGACAATCAAATCTTTCCTGCACCATTTGTAGATTCGGATGATCAATCATCCACGGATCGCTATCAGTTACTGTAAAATTAGGCTTAAGCCATTCAGCTATAATTTTTTTCATAGCTAACCCAGTGCGCGGAACATGCACGTAGGCTAGCTGTGGACTACTTACATAAAATGTACCCATTAGTTAGTTTTAATAACCTTGATGATCAAACCCATAAGATCCCATTCCCACCATTTCTCTCCGCAATAATGATTCATAGGACGCGCATGGTGATTGTTATGCCACCCTTCGCCTAAGCTAACTATGTTTGCAATCCAGCTATTAGTGCTGTGATCATCAGTGATGTGATTGCGATACCCGTGCTTGTGGCCTAGTACGTTAACTACTCCAATTAGGTGCACTGTCATACTAGCCGGCACAACGTAAACAAATAACCAAAGTATGGGATCAATTGCTATTAAAATTAAAGAAAATACTAATATAATATTAAAGTAATTTTTAAAAATAAACTTGTGTGTTGGACTACGTAGTAAATCTTTTACGTACTTTATAGGAATATTAGGAACTTTCCAGTCATACCCCAGCCAAACTTTAATAGCTTGCTTACAACTAAATTTATTATCAACATACGAACTATGGGGATCGCCGTCTTTGTCTGTCTGCGCATGATGCTGTCTATGCAATGCTACCCAGCTTATAGTAGGACCAACTGTGCTAATGACACTGATATAGCTTAGCGTGCTTTCTAGCCAAGGATACGTCTTAAACGTGCGGTGTGTTAGCAGTCTATGCATTGTTATTGCACTACTAACAGGACCAATAATAAACCACGCTACAAGCGCTATAACAAGCAAATAATGCTGGTTTGTGTGCACTGCGTACACTACAGCAGGGATAGTTATTACGTGATTCATTAGTTGCAGTGTACGTACCTTGGTGTTTAAATTCATTTTCCTATCTCTAAAGTTGACCACCGTAAGTGATCAATAGTGCGCGGGTTCCATTGGGCAAAAGCCCCCTGAGTAGTTTCCTGCCAAACGTAATTCTGCCAGCATTTTTGTACATTCCACGGGCATGTTTGGATATATCCGTCACCTAATATCCATGCATCGTTACTTGCAATGCCCATATGCTTACACCAAACTTTCCAGAATCCTTTGTTTAGCCGAGCAGAGCGATTTTGCATTGTAATTAAATAAATTTCAAAATTGTTAATTGCAGTTAATTCGTCTATTAGCTTACACGTACACTTAAATCCATCAGTCATGCTAGTAGCAGTCATTCTAAAATCCGGAAATGTATACAGCCTGTTTATTTGTTTAGCTACGTTAGCCGGGTATCGGTTGTCGTTAAACACTCCCGCCATCACCATAGGCTTGCTAGTACTTGTTTGATACAGCACACCGTAGCCAGAATGTTCTTCTATTTTTAAATTTGCAGGGACATAGTTATTTCTTAGCCAATTGTCTTCCTGCAAGCACAATTCTCGTACTTCTTCAAACTCGGGACTGCTTTCGTAATATATCGTGCAGTGAGTATCTAATAGGTCGTATTTGTAATTCATAGTCTATTATTTACATAAATAGTTAGCATAAGTATGCAGTTATGGCATGCGTAACTAAAAAGGCAAACACATGGATACGGTGACTTTCGTTGGACTAAAGCAATTTACTCAGCGTGCAATAGATGCGTTACACACAGCAATACACAGCCAGGACGGTACTGAGCTACTACCTACGGTTAGTTTGTGTCACCAATGTCATTATCATATACCTGCGTGGCGGTATCACAAAGACGGAAGAGTGTTCATGGCTAAGCACTGTGCAGTACATGGAATTAGTCATAACATGATCGAAAGCGATTATGAATTTTATCAAGGATTACACTACACTCAGGACAACCCGCTGTACAACTTTAACGGCGGCGTGCTAGTAGAAGCTAGTGATCGTTGTAATTTAGAATGCCCGCACTGCTATCACTTGCCAGACAATCAAATTGCAGACAGCCCTCGCTCTAGTTTACTTGACGATATTAAAAAATTGCCCTTAGGCGATGTTAGCCGCATAGTTTTGTGTGGAGCCGAGGCAACTCTTAGACCGGATTTTTCTCAGCTAGTTATCGAAATAAGCGAACTACACCTAGGTCTTGACGTAACAGTTATGACTAACGGCATTCGATTCGGAAATCAAAAGTTCGTACAGGAAGTTAAAGCAGCAGGATTGGCTGGGGTCAACATAGGTCTTAATCATAGCAACTACATAAATCATAAAGTGGTAAGACGCAAGCAAATATCTGCTATTGAAAATATGCACTCTGAAAATATTCCCATTAGCTATATTTCGTACACTATGTTAGGGCTAGACGAAATACATGATATTATGTCAGAGGTATGTTCTAACTTTTGGCGCGCTAAGAATTTTAGAATTCGCTACGGCGCCGACATCGGACGTAATCCAGGACAACTGCGTATATTTGTAAGTGATGTATACAAAGCAATTGAGTCCTGGTGCAAAAGCAACAATAAATCCTTTGAACGAATAGTAGAAGCAGACAACAATATTTACCATGTCATGGCTAAGGTAGAAGGCAACGATATTAGAATTATACAATGGTGTGACGAAACTGACATTGATATGGAAGAACTACGTTCGGGGCCCTGGTGTAATTTTGTGCCAGACGGAATTACTAACTTTTTACATCAAATTATACGCAGAGATGTTTGGAAGAATCAAAATTTAAAATTGCCCGATGCACCGCCCGAGCGTTATAAATTTAGTTTAAATCCTTCAAAAGATCCGCTAGATTTATTAAATTTATGAGTGTGCAAAAACTTAATTTCACTACGGACATAGCTGCCCTTAGGCAGTACTACGAGATTGTATCAACTGAGTTTGATCATTTAAGATGGGCGTGGGACCTGTATGCACATACTATTGTCGAACAATGGAAAGACGCGGCCTATAAAGACTCCGCTAACTTGTTAACTCAAGGATGGGCAATTCAAAGTAACTTAAAAGATTTAACTATTCCGTGTCCGCCGTGGAATATAAGTATATACGAAACAGTAGCGTATAGAAATACCCAGCTAGCGTTTGGCATAGTGGAGAAGCTACAGGAAATTATACCGTATGGCAATCGCTGGGCTATAAGTTTGCAGTTGCCGGGCGGAAAAGTAAGCATGCACTCCGATCAAGAAGACGAACTAACAGTGTGGATTCCTATATACACTGAAGGACCTGCTATTGTGTTTGTCAAGGACGGAGCCGAGCAACATTTAGAATTAGAAGCAAATGGTTCATTATATTTGCTCGACACTACTATTCCGCACTACACCTTTAACACCAGCAATAGGTCCCGTGTTGCTATTATATTTAGGATTAATAAAATATATGAAAACAGAATTAGCTCACTTGCTAATTGATATTGACATAGAATGGCCGGATGAGGGAAAGATCCTTACGTGGTTTGAAGATCATAAATTACTAAGCACTACTTATTGGGAGTACGAGCAAAATAGACATGTCTGGGCTATGGTGTCTGCATGCGAAGAACCAGTTGACTGGAGGCAATACGATTCTGATAAGTGGGATAATCGCCGCACAGAAGGAACGAACAATGGCATATTATTTCATCCGGGATTCGAGCACGAGTTCCCTAGTATAGCAAACGGTATTAAACAGTTGCCATTTAAACAGCTAACAATAAGCGGTATGTTATACCAGTTAGGCGAAATACCGTACCACCAAGACACTGCTGACCCTGCAACTCCTGCCGAGCCTAGAAGATATACAATATACCTAACTAATCCAGAATATAACACATTTTATATTAGTAAAGAAGATAATGGCGATAAAATTTTCCCCAAGCTAGTTAGTCCGTGTTTTACATTTAATAATACAGCATGTTACCACGGTGCTATAAAGACACAACGACCAAAAATTATATTAACTATGGCAGGAATTATAGATGACGACAAACACGAATCATTGCTAGCTCGTAGTTTAGAAAAATACAAAAACGACGCAGTGTGGTTATGAAATATTACTGGAATAATGTACCTGGAATAGGCACGTGCCGTAACAACTTAATTTACACGAGTTTAGTTAATAACAGCGAAACAGTCTTTTGTCAGTGGTTCTTCAACGATGCAGGATACCACGGAGGACAAAATGAAGTTGTTGATCCCAAACTGATGACAGAAAAGTGGAATCGCGAAGTTCACTACTCGCAATTAATGTCTAAGCACTATCCCGAGCATGTTCCGAAACTCATAGACATTGATCGCACTAATCAAAAGTTATATTTTAGTATCGACGGCAAGGATTTCTGGAATCGCGCTAATTGCAATGTGGACAACTACACTAGCACATTGCCAGACTGGCAAGAACAGATGTTAGAAATATTATCTGCATATAAACAATTAGGCATATACAAATATAGCCTGCACCCTAGTAGCTACTTTATAGTTAACAATAAATTAAAGAGTTTTAATCATTTTTTTTGCTATAACTCTAGTGAAGGTCCTATTAGAATTGCAGATCATGCAAGTCACATATACAGCACGCGGCAGGATATCATGAAAACACAAGTAGAAAAGATGGGCATAAGTTGGAACGACCCCGAGCCACTAAACATATTGCAGATGCTGTGTTTAGAAAGTTTCAGAACAAACTATCCTGATGATTTTATCAACAAAGCAAAGGCAATATATAATGATTAAAGGAATTAACAATCAGCCGTATATTAACTTAGATCCATACCTAGACATAGCTAGTTTCGAAAACTTGCATCCTCAGATATGCAAAGGCTTTGCACTTGCCCGTGAGTATGCTAAAGAAGGAACATGGATGACGCCAGGATTTAACATGGAAGACATGAGTTATATAGTAAACTGGAAACCTATATATAAAGCATTTAGTGAGTACCAATCATTGCCCGAGGGCCATCCTATTAAAGTGCAAGGCAATGATATATTTCCAACGGACTTTAAAGACTACAAACAGCGCAACATATTTACTCGATATTTAAAATCAGTACTCGGAGCAAGCGATCCGTATATCTACTACTTTTTGTGGGAAGAAGGCGAGTGGAGCGAACGCAATTCTCAACGGAAGCCTACCGAAGAACAGCAATATTTTCCAGGAGTAGTTAGTTGGGTTGAATCACTTGTAGAAAAAAATATCATAGATCGTATTGGACGCGTTATATTCTTTCACTGCGACCACAACGGGCGTGCATTTGAGCATAGAGACTTGGATGGCAATAACGGCAACAAACAAGGTTACAGTAAGCATCGCAACGAGTTTATACACATACGTTATCGGACAAAACGAGGATTCTATATCTGGGATCCAGAAGCGCAAGATAAACATTATATAAATTCACGTTCTGCATTCTGGAACGACGAAGACTGGCACGGCGGGGAAATGTCAGACGAAGTTGAATACGGATTGCGCATAGACTGTACGTTTACACCAGCGTTTAGAAAAACGCTAGGAATAGCTGACTTAAGCAACTACTAGTTCTTAATGCCAGTAAAAGTGAAAAGGTACTTAGTTTCAAGTCCGGCATTGAATCCAGCATGCCAGCTGCTTAAACTAGGGTACTGATAAATGTTGCCCTGTGCTTCTAGATAAAAACATTCATCCTCGATCATAAATGCCTGTCCGTGCTTAGGCGTATCTATAAAACATACGTATCGAGCAATGCTGCCGGCAGGGTATGTGTCTAACCAAGGGTTAATGTCCCAGTGCCACGGCGCGCACTTGCCGGGTCGAATTTCACTAACAAAACTTAGCAGACTACGTGCATTAACTATCTCTTCAAACTTATCTAAAATTTCCTCACTAAAGTGTTTTCCGGGATAATAGTGTCTGAATTCAACACTGTCGCCGCTTGTATATCCGGCAGTTGCCGATAACTGCTTTAATTCGTTATGTGCTTCGTAATAGCTTTCGTCTGGATCTAAGTCCATGTTGCCGTAATACGGCTCAACTACGTGCTGCTTGCATTCTGCTATAACGTTGTTACACGCTGCAAGTGATAGCGTACCTATGTATTGCTTCATGTTACCGTTAATTTTAATTCTGCTCCTGCGTTATCTTGAAGTGTACTTATAAATGATATATCGCAAGTGAATTCGGGAAAATTATTAATTAATTTAAAATTATCAATCATACCTTTTTTGTTTGCATGGTTAAGCAATGCACTTATTCTATGATCGAATATAAATCGTATTTCTTCGAGGTCGGCTATATTGGATGTAATCTTAACACTAACCGGATTTTTGATATTGCCGTGGTTTAGTAATTTTCTAACTACTAATTGATGTCTAAATCTATTACCGAAGTTAGCTGCGCTGTGTAACTTACTTGCATTCATACTATACCATATGCCGTCTTTTTCACATAAGTGCATTTTATCATCACTTAAGTTAATGAGATAAGAAAATGTACCACTAAGGTTTAAATGAAACCTATCATCAATATCGCAATGACTTACATAATTCGACTTGCTAGGAAGTGTAATTATTCGCGCTTCGCCGTGCGCTTCGTTAATGCTACTCAATAAGTTTCCCCAGGCAGAATCCTTGTACTCGGGCTTAAGTTCCCACGAGTCGTAAAAAAAGTTACCAGTTGGCTGATTAAGTGTTTCCTTTCCCGGCGACCTAGAAGGCATTGCTAGCAGTGCTTGATCAATAGACTGTATTGAAGTAGAGTAGGATGTACGTGTAATCATAAGTGTATTTATCTGTGCTTTTGATGGGTAAATACATGTATGGACATAATAGCACAAGCAACTGCAATTTTAAGAAAGCCGTTAGGGTGGATCGAACTAGATATTAAATTCGATGCGCTAGGCTGGAGTGCCGAAGCTGCTGCTGTTACTGACCACCTTGTAGCGCATCGAGAAAGCGGAGATCACAAAGGATGGCGTAGCTGCTGCGTGCATGGAATAAGCGAAATGCAAACAGGCCACTGGAGTTGCTATGCAGACACCGAGGATAAGATTTCGTATGACTGGACATCGCTTACAAATAAAGTACCAGTCATAACTAATTTTTGGAAGACCTTTCCTACTGAAAAGTTTGCTCGCTTGCGTTTTATGGAAGTTGCCCCCGGAGGGTGGGTAGCAGCACATAACGACTCGCCCAATGGCATGAAGAATACAGAATTCAACATGATGGATCATATAATTCCTATTAACGTAGCAATTACCCATCCTGTAGATTGCAAAATGCACCTAGACACATACGGAACTGTTCCATGGAGCGCAGGCAAAGCATTTATTGTCAACATAACTGATACGCATCGGGTTGTTAACAACAGCAGTCTTCCTCGCATGCATATGATAGCACACTGCATAATAGGAAACCAAAAAAAAGAATTCGCCGAATTAGTTGTTAGGAGTTACAATAAGAATAAATGAATATTTTCTTTGAACAAAGCGACAGCATACTATACTGTTTTCTTGACAATACGCACACATACGAGTCTTCGTGGACTAAAGAGATAATAAAGAATATCAGCGATTACACTGTCTCGAATTTATTCGCCAAACAAACGTCGTTAGTGCAATCTGAAAACGAAGACGCAATGTTACATTACGCCGTTGAACGCGGGTACAAGCATGCTCTTGTATTTACTACCGGAACTGAATTCGTTAATGGAGACAAGTTCTTTGATAGCATTAACGAGTTACTAAACACCAACTACTATATTTACGGCCATATATTAGACCGCAAAGAAGGATATTATGAATTGCATCAACAATGCTATTTAATTAACATTGAAAAGTATAAAACATTAGGTGCTCCGCACGTTGGGCAACAGGCATTAGGAGGTACGTCAGAGTTCAACGAGCCGATACGCTCTGTAGACAACATACATGATGATTATACTCCGTCTTGTGTATCGCCGGGCACCGACACTAAGCAATATGCCCATAAACTACATGGATGGAATTTAGTAGTAACCGGATTAAATGCAGGATATAGTATTAACGCATTTCCTAACAGTGTAAGAAATAATAAAATTCATTACTATCCTGAAAATCAAAGATTATTCGTTAATAACATAAATCAGATATATCACAAGTATATGTATTGCAAGGATAAATTTATTCATACAACACATACTGACCAATTTTATAATCTGCAAGCCTGCTATAAGCAAATTGTAACTCCTGCAAGCAGCGATTGGTGGAAGAAGTATGCCACTGCGGACACTAAGATAATACTGTACGATTACAATGACGCTAGCTTAGCATACTGGAAAAATATAATTAGCGGATACAACATCGAGTTTGTTAATTGCAACTTGCTAACCGAGGACACACTAATAGACTATATAGAAGACATTGACTCTACGCTAATTAACTTATCTAATATTTTTTGTTACGAAGGCACTGCTTCGCTGCATAGCTTAGAACACCGGTTATCTAGAGAAAACTTTTACCTTAACGAAATCAATACGCGGTTTCCTTATGCAACTATACATACCACCGGCAAGGCCGCTACTGGCTTTACTAACACTAACAGTCATAAACCAATAGGCATTAGGCAGTTAACTAAGCCTAGCTGGCACAGCAACAACTGGCTATATAACGAGTTATGAACATAGAAATAGATCAAACCTGGAAACGAATCGGAATCAGCGTTAGTGGAGGCGCCGATAGCGCATTACTCGCTTATCTAATATGCAGTCAGACCAATGCTAACATATACCTAACTACGCAAGTTCGTATGTGGAAAACTAGACCGTGGCAAAGTTATGTAGCAATAGAAGTAGTAGAATGGCTACGAAAAAGATTTCCTAGCAGGATAACCCACATACAAGGTTTTATTCCGCCCGAACTAGAAGAGCCAGTGTCGCCGTTAATATTAGACGAATACGGAAAGCTAAAACCCGGCAATCGTATTATACTTAGAGCACACAATGAGTTCGTTGTTCACCAATATAAGCTAGATGCGTGGTTTAACGGCGTTAATAAAAATCCGCCAATAGATATCCCTGGAGCTCTTGCTGAAAGAAAAGAGGGCGCATTGCCATTACATATGAAGCACATGGGCATTGACGTTTGTCATCCGTTTACACATACTACTAAAGATGCTATTATAAAACAATACTACCATAACGATATCAGAGACCTACTGGACCTCACTCGCAGCTGCGAAGGAGAATTTAGCGGATTAGATTACACAACATACATACCGCATCAAAAGGTTCCTACTTGTAAGGAATGCTTTTGGTGCATTGAGAGGGAGTGGGCAATTGAGCAAAACCGATAGTTGTACCTTTTGCATGCATCCTTTTACAGGACTAGCAACACGAGAAGACGGTGCTATTAAAGTATGCTGCCGCAGTCAGCCGATTGGTTGGATACAAACTGAATCAATCGAGGGGGCGTGGAACAACGACGCCATGCGAGAAGTACGCAGGCAAGTACTAAATAACGAACGCCCGACAGTATGTAAGCCATGCTTTGACTTAGAAGACCAAGGTGTCGAGAGCTTACGTCAACGTCACATAGCAGGCGTTATACCAGAAGCGCGAGTTAATTTGTATCCCGATGCGTTAGCTGAGTTGACTGAAGATTACACTATGCCGTTCGAGTTTCCTACGATTGAGATTAAGATTAACAATCTATGTAACTTACGGTGCAGAATGTGTAATCCACTCGACAGCACTAGTTGGAAAGATTGGGACGAAGTCACTGAGTTTTATAAGAAAGAAAATAATTATCTTATTCCCACTGTTGACTTACTAGTAGACAAACCCGGGCAATACATTGGACCGTTTGATGAATCAGACAAGTGGTGGGATAGTTTCGAGAAGCTACTGCCACACTTCAGACGTGTTGAGTTTGCAGGTGGCGAGCCATTAATGGATCCTCATCATTATAAGATCTTAGATAAACTTGCCCCGTACGGACATCAAATAGAACTAAAGTACGCAACTAACGGTACCGTGCTAGGCATTAAGGGCGGGCGAACAATACACAAGTACTGGCCTAAGTTTAAATCAATTGCAGTAAATGTAAGTATAGACGGAGTGCATGACACGTACGAATACATTAGAGGCAACGGCAAGTTTAGTGTAATAGAGGACAACCTTAAAGTGTTTAAGTCATTCCCTAACGTATCTAGAGTAGTTGGTGCATTTACTGTGCAAGCAAATAATATAATGCAAATCGGCGAAGTTATTGAATACTTCATTAATACCCTGGGCATTGTTTTTTATTCGCATCGTGTAAGTTACCCTATGGCGCTAAGTGCGCAAGTACTTCCGCCTGAATTAAAAAATAAAGTAATAACACGCTTGGAGGAAATGAAGTACGAAGTACTAGACTATCCGTGGATCAAGGAAAATAAGTTACTAAAGACTGTGACTCTGCAACAGATACAAGATAATATAAACTTCTTAGAGGCAAACTGCATGTACGACAGCCATTGGCAAGACTGTATTGCGTTTAATAGAAAACTCGACGCCACGCGCAAGCAAGACTTCCTTAGCGCTAATCCCCAGTTTACGCCATATGTATAAGGTTACTTCTCGATGGGATCACCAAAATAGTATACACGTTGAGTGGAACTTAGGCAAGCGATGCAATTTAGACTGCTCTTATTGTCCTGCAGAAATACATGATAATTTTAGTAAGCACACTAACTTCGGCACGTTAATGAATGCAGTTGATGCACTAGCAAAGTTAAACAGGCCTGTACGCATTAGTTTAACAGGCGGAGAACCGTGTGTGCATCCCAATATAACAGAGTTAGTAGAATACGCAGCACAGCGGGTAGAATGGGTCAATATAACAACTAACGGAACGCTGCCTGCTCACAAATACGAGTCGATTCCAGTTAATCACTATGTGTTTAGCTTGCACGTAGAGGACAATAAATGGAAACGAAGTATAGAAAACGTGCTAAACTTTGCCGAGTATAAAAGTGTCCCGTTTCATGTTAACTTAATGGCGCATCACGATCTCATGGATAGAGTTAAACATGCTGCTGCATTATTTAAGGAAAATGATGTGCCGTACGTAGTAAGGCGTATTAGGTGGACCGAAAGTCACGACTCATTTGATGACTTAAAATACAAGATACAAGACTTAGATTGGATACTAGATCAAACAGCTACCGCTAAAGCAAATTGCGTAGTTGACGATACTACCTTGATGCACGCCAACGATATTATTAAAGAACACAAGAATCAGTTTAAAGGATGGAGTTGTGCTGCCGGCGTTGAAAGCTTAATGATTAACTGGAACGGCGACGTACACCGCGCCACTTGCAGAGTAGGCGGAAGTCTGGGTAATATTTATACTGGCAGTTTTTATCAACCCGAAGAATGGATCACTTGCACACGTAGTTGGTGTACGTGTGCAGCTGATGTGCCTCTTACAAAGACACGGCAGGAATAATGTTACCTTGCCATTTAGTAATATGGGTATCGGGCTGACAACTACAGGAAGTTCGAGGACAGGTAATAGTTTTCAAGTCTGCGGATGCCTTATCAAACCGCTCAATGAAATCTTCAGCAAACATGTTAATATTTGCTTCCTTAAATACTTGCTCTTGGCAACTGCCTGTTACAGAACCATCATGCGTGATAACTAAGTTTTCAATAGCAACGTTACACTGCCACCCTTTAAAATTATTTTCTGTATCCATAATGTACTTATTTGCAGTAGCAGGAATCGCGGCATCATTGTCGTACATTGCTATACTTTCATACATCCTAAATCTAGATAAATTAGCAACAATCCATTCGCTTGGCGGTAATCGCTTAATAGGCTGCTCTAGATAAGCAAGCTGCTCGATACTACAGCTATGCATGTCGTACGTCGGGGCATCAACAACTTCCTTTGCTTGAATTATCCAATCATAATTGCTAGTCTGCTTCATTGTGTTAATTGCATCAAGACATTTATTCCACGAAGAGGCATCCATTAATATCAAAGCCGTGACGTGAGTTCCTCTTGCGAACAAGTAGTCAGCCACTGCAATATAATGTGCTAAGTTTGCATCCTTGTGATGGTAGCTTAACACAACCTCGTCTATGTACTGCGTATTTTTTTCAAACCAGCGTAGTGTTCTACTGCCGTTAGTAGTTAACTGGATGTGGACGTCGTGGTGCTGCTTTATTTCACAACAAAACTGTGCAAGGTGCGGCCACAGTGCAGGCTCGCCGCCGCCCACAATATTAATCTTAAATTTTGTCTTGTCGTGCTCGTTAATATACGAATCAAACAATGCCCTGAAGTTGCTGATTATTGTGTTTATGTTTTTCGGATACCGTAGCTTGTTTGTTACGCTGCCCGGGAAACAGTAATTACAACTAAAATTGCATATGTCTGTTGGCCAAAAACGTATATCTAGTAACTCGGGTGCTTGTGTTGAGATTATTCTTTTTAACTTCATAGTAAGTGCGATAGCTCCGGAAATACGTCAGCAGCATTTAATCCTCGTATTCCGTCAAGTTTGTTTACGTAGTCTTTGAATGCAGGTAGTAAATGGCTATTGTCCTCTGCATTCATGTGAGCCAATACAGCTTCCCAACGCTTCCAGCCATAAGGATTATGCTCCCAAAAGTCGTCGTCCTGGCGATAATTGTTCCACAGCCAGTCCTTAAACGCCATGAATATTTCTTCTACTTCTTTCTTATCTTCTTTAGGAAGTATCTGTATACTTAGAAAAGTAGGTATGTACAACAGGTGCATATTTATTAGCCCGCCGCCCATCTGTATGCCACCCGGCACAGTTCCGGAATTTAGTTTTTTAAATCCTGATCTAATTTTCCACTTTATAAAATCTGGCAAGTGCTTTATGTTAAAAATCTGTATTGCTGTTGCTAAGCTAGTTTGTATATTGTCAGGAGTATTATCTAATAATTGTAACGTTGATTCTACTGTTTTCCAGTTAGTAGGAAATCGTATGTACTCGTCACGCCCGTGCGTAGCATCCATACTTACTGCAAACTTAACTTTCTTAAACTTACTCCATAATTCAATAAGATCGTCGTCTACTAGCAAGCCGTTTGAATTGTAACGTAACAGTATTTTATCTTGATAGCCTTGTTTAATAATCTCCTTAATAAATAATTTATGCTCTTTGATCATCAACGGCTCGCCGCCTGCAAAATACACTTGCTTTAGATTAGGAATCTGACTATTCATCTCTTTCCAAAATGTATCTTTTTCATGCCAGGAGTTATTAAATTCTTTTTTCTCCCAGTGCATTTGTTCTTTAACTTCGGTAACTTCCAGTAACGGAATTAAATTCTTATGATCCTTTACCCACCTCGAACTATCGTGCGGACTACACATTACACACTTGAGATTGCATGTATGTCCTAAGCGTAGATCCAAATAAACTAATTTTTCCGGCACAGTTCCGTCTTCCTCGGTCTGGCGTATAAGTTCCGGAATGTCTACTCCGTCGTCGTCGTGATGCCAGGTACCGGTTTCCCAAATACGCTTACTTACTATTCCCTGTGACTCTTCGTCAAAGCACTTAGTACAACTGTTAGGAACTTCGCCCTTGAGCATAGTAGTACGTACATTTTTCATATAGTCATTGTTCCATGCCTCCATCGGAGTATCACGTCCGAAGTTTGCCGGTTTGCCGCTATCCATCTTAACAAGACCTACTGTGTGATCAGTGCCTGCACCGCTAGCATTAGCTGAACAACAAAGTCGCATATCTCCATTTGGTCGTGTAGCAAAATGTATCCAAGGCAACACACAAAATGTATTACTTCCTGAGATATCTTTTATTTGCTCTTTGTACGAATTAATCTTATCCATAAATGACTCCCTGCATGGTATATATCATATATATATATTTACGTCATGTACTTATGTTGTACTGTATTACTGACGTAATTAGGGGATATAATGATTTACAAAGGAAACTGTAGTAACTGGATTGAATCAGCGTGGATTGCTGAATTACTATCTAATGCTGGAACTAAACGGCCGGCAGAAGGAGCTAAGCCAGACAGTAGCCAAATGAAAGAAGAATATAAAATAGCCATAGCAGCTGGGTACAAAAGTTCCGATACGTACTTTTATATGTTCGACCGCTCTAATGTTACATTTAAGATTGTCCCGCCTTTTGTTTCCGGAAGTTACCACTGGTGGATTACTAAGATGATGCCTGGCAACTTCATGCCAATGCACACTGATCCTCATACTTTATACCAACCCGAAAGCCAGCGCTACTGGGTACCGCTGCAAGACTGGCAGCCGGGACACGTTTTTATGTACGAAGACAAAGTAATAACTGATTACCGAGCCGGGGACATATGGACATACGAAGACCCTAATGCATTGCACGGTGCAGCAAATATCGGCCATGTTCCGAGATTAATTTTACAAGTTAGCACTTATGCAGAGTGACATCAATAAACACATAACAGCATGGGTTGAGAAGCTTTCAGTAAGGCATGCTGAACTAGGCAAGTTTCCAGTGTGTCCGTTTGCTAAAAGCGCAAAATACGAAATAATAGAAGTTTTAGAGAATACAATTGATCCTCCGCAGCACGAGTTCGAATTAGTAATTTTTGTACTAGACGACAAATACACAAACGCAGAGCTAGTTGAAATTGCTAAAGAGAACAACATCACATATCCCTACTTAGTTTTTTTACCCGACAGCAAAAACTCCTACTCGGAAATTAACGGAATTCAAACCAACAACGGAAAATATAATTTACTAATGTGTCAGAGCAGAGCATCATTGCAAATTGCTCGAGATAAATTAGCCACTACACCTTATTACTCTTTTTGGAGCAAGGAATTTTTAGAGGAAATTTTAACACTATGACTGCAAACTTAAATCCATATCATCGCTACCTAACTCTTCCTTTCGATTATCCCAAGCCGGAAAGATTCGAGCACCCAGAGGAAAATTACGCTATTTTAGTAAGCAAAGACTTAATTGATGAAACATTTAAAGCATGGATTGAAAGCTTTGGGCTAACTATTTCTAATGTACTAGAAGCATTCTATACAAAGCCAAACGGAGGAAGAGTTCCGTTACACGCGGATACCGGCTGGACTCCGGGCACACACGATATATGCAAATTAAACTTTACATGGGGGTCGCTAGATAGCACTACTAAGTGGTATAAAATTAGGGACGAAAGTAAGCTGATAAAACACTTCTTTGGCGAAGAAGGAATTAATGAAAAATTCTTCGAAGCAGGCATCGTTCCTGATATAGACATTTCTCACGTATTACTTGCAGAATGGGAAGATGTAGATTTAGTGTACGAAGCTGTTATACATCGCCCTAGCCTACTTAACATTAGCCAACTGCATTCTACATGGAACCCATCGCCTAGCGAACATCGTTGGTCTTTGTGTTTTACTCTGCTAGAAGACGGAAACGCTCTAACCTTTGAAAGAGCCAACGAACTATTTAAGGACTATATAGATTATCAGCAACGTGATTGACAGATGTGTGTTTATCATATATACTTGCATATACTAATATTAAGGAAAACAGCATGACGTATAAAGGGTTAATTCCAAGTGAACAGCGACAAGACATTCAACGCCCGTTACCTCGATGGCAATACGGCGAAATACGCGACGGAATGAAGATTGTTGATCCGTTATTACACTATAGCGCATTTGTATTAGGCTACGAAAATGAAGAAATCGTGGATTTCGTAGCTGATGTTGTTAAGAGCAATAGGCCTGAACTAGGCGAAAGAATGATGCCGCACACTGACACAGTTAGATTAAATCACATTAGTTTTGATTTTGCAGATAGAATTCATGCTATGTCCGGAATGTCGCCGTTCTTTTCGCTAAGCGGCTCTGACGCTAACGAAGGAGCAGTTAAGCTAGCTAGTGCATATCACTTTCAAAAAGGAAACCATCATAAAAAAACTATAGTAGGCTTTGAAAAAAGCTATCACGGCAGTACGTCACTTACTATGAGTATAGGCCATGATAATTTTATGGATAAGCCATTCTATACACTAGATCCTAACCCAACAGTAACGCGAATACCTAGAGATTTCGCAGACGACTGCATTGACTGGGATCCAGTTGCTGCTATAATGATAGAAACTTGCGCGTACGGTGAAGACATGATTCCGCCGTCGTCGGAATTCTGGGCAAGATTAAATCAGATACGGTTAGATTATGATGTATTAATAATTATAGACGATATATTCATGGGCGGTGGTAAAACTGGAAATTACCTAGGATGGAAACATTTAAACATCGAACCTGATATTGCAACTATGGGCAAGGCAATAACTGCTGGATATTTTCCATTAAGCATGGCACTGTATAATAAAAAAATTGAAGAAACCCTTCCGCGCAATTTTAATTGGGAACACGGTTTCACCTATAGCTTTAGCCTAGCGGGCATAGCTAGTGCTACAAAGTATTTAGACATTCTAGAACGAGACAACCTATTGGCAGATCATAGCCGATTAGTAAGCACTGCCAAAACTATATTTAAAGACTGCGGGTATAATATTAAGAGCAACTTCGGACTTAATTTTAAGATTGCAAACGATAAAGAAAAACAGTTTTATATAATTCCAGTGAATGCCACTGATGAATACTTTCACGTATTAAAAGAGAATCTAACATGGTTTACACAGAATACGACCCCTTAGAACAAATCATCGTAGCTGATTCATACGTACCAGGAGACTTGGATCATTTATTTCCAGATAAATCACTGTCCTCGTTCAATCAAATATTAGATGAAACTAAAAGAGACTTTGACAACCTAGCAGACTTTTTAGAACAAGGTAACATTAAAGTTAATAGACCGCAAGTATTAAAATACTCTGACCATATAGCTATGAGCGGGTTTGATGTCGAGTTTCCTATGGGCCCTACTGTACCTAGAGACCAGTATGCCGTCCGCGGAAATACTATTATTCAGACTTACACTAGCTTAACTGATCGTTACTTTGATAGTCTAAGCTATTATAACATATTTTCAGAAATGTTCGACAAGGGATACAACTGGATTAGCCAGCCTCCTCCGCCGTTAGTTCCTGTTACGCCAAACGATCTATGGTATGTATGGAACGACGAAGGTTCTATATACAATACTAAGCTAAAAGACCGAGTGCTATTCCACACAGCTACTATGTTTCCGGTGGGCGATAGCATTATTATAAACTCAGAAGGACCTGGTAATGCAATGGGTCTTAAATGGCTGAAAAGGAATCTTTCAGAATTTAAGTTCATAGATAACGTCAACGGATATGCTGAGAATTACGGACACATAGATCACGGCTTTGTTATGATCGACGACGAAACAGTTATTCACGCAGGCATAAATTGGGTTCCGTTAGCGCTTCAGCACTTACGACTAATTGATGTCAAAAAATACGTACCTAAAGCAAACACTGCGCAATTCAAGGAGGACTATATCAGTGCTGGCGGAAGATATAACTTAGCGTGGATCAATAAATACTTAGACATGCGGCGCGGGTATAATCAAGACGTATGCTTTGATCTTAATGTATTAATTATCGACCGAAATAACATAGTATTTGGCAGAGCACTTCCTGAACTATTTAAATATCTAAAAACTTTTGGCATAGAGTGCCACGTATGCGAGCAGCGTCACATGCTTTTTTGGGAAGGCGGCATACATTGTTCTACTTTAGACCTTAAACGCAAAGGACAACATAGATCTATTATCTAATCGTACACAATTTAACACGGTAAATTACATGAATCCAGTAGTTGCAGAACACAAACACTTAATTATTCGCGCCGAAGTAGCTAATCCTCCCAAGGACGCATCTTGGGTCCACAGCTGGCTGCTACAGCTGGTAGAAAAAATTAACATGAAAGTCTGCGCAGGCCCAATAACAGCATATGTAGATGTTCCGGGTAACAAGGGTGTTACCGGAGTCGTTATTATTGAAACCAGCCACATTGCTATACATGTCTGGGACGAGCCTGACCCGTCGCTAGTACAACTAGACGTATACACTTGCGGGCATCTTAACAAAGAACTTATCTTTAATGAATTAGACGAGTGGAACACTGTTAAGCTTGAATGGAAGTTCCTAGACCGAGAATTTGGTTTAAACGAAGTTAAGTAAGGAGGCGAAACAGAATGACAATATTATCGATTTTTGGATCTAAAGTTGTTGTACTTAAAAGTAATAATATACGTGAATTATTGCCAACATTGTTATACAATGATATAATGACTACTCTTGTGCTTCCTGAAAATAAAGATGTGGATCACCCCGAACGCAGAGGCGGCAAAATTTGTACTACGGATTTTAATTTTACATTAAGGGGTGATAAAAATAAAAATAAAAAATTTGAAAAGTTAATTAACATATTACAAGAAGCAGGCAAGAAATATACTTACTTGTATTCGGAAAAAATAATTTACAATTTAACAGCATGTGGATTAATTTAACTTACCAAGGTTGCGAAATTCAAAATCATGTCGACATAGCTCCACACAACACCGCCAAAAAAATGGTATTACTTTTTTATCCCAAAGCACCCATAGGCGGATCAAATTTAGTGTTTATTCATAACGGAACTGTTGGAGATTGGCCTAGTGATTGCATCGACACTGATACCGTTGAACTCATTGTAGAAGAAGGAGATATAGTCATTATAGACAATACTACATTACATGCAGTAGATGCTCACTTACCTAACGAACCTCGGATGTGTATTGCTATTGAATTTAGTCTTTATTAACAGTCATGGCAATAATTTAACTTTAATTTTTTTGTCAGTGCCTGTAAAATCGTGTGCTGTATTATAATTGCTAGGACAAAACTTACACTGTGGTATAGGCTTATCTAAGCTATTTACAAATTTCTGAACATCGTCACTGTGCGTCATCGGCTGGTATGCCAGTGCTAACTCTTTATCAGATGACGCGACACTAAATTGACTCAGAAAGTCCGGAAGTACGCTTACTAGCGGGCACTTATATAACTTTCCCTTGTTAATTTGATGACAACTTTTAAATCCACATATTTCGTGTGCTTCGTCCGCGTCACTATCATAGGTTAATGTTAGTTGCTCACTAACTAGATCTATTGCACTAGACCTAAATGTCTGCGTCCAGTCGAGTATTACTTCTACGCCGTTCGTATCAACAAATATCCTAGATACCTTGCGAGCCGGAAGGTCTTTAGTATCTGATACAATGACATGAAGAAACGTGTTAATAAAGTTTAAAAAATTATCATATAAGTTTATATCGTGGCATGTTATCCAAAGTGTTCCGTTATTTTTTGCTAATACATCGTATATCTCATTTGTTATTTTGTCAAGTTTTGTTCCATTAGTAGATATTTGCAATTTAGAAGTCGGCCACAAATTAGAGATGCCCTTAACCCATTTTTTAAAATCAGGATTAAGTGAGGGTTCGCCGCCGATGATTTGTATTACGTCTATGTCAAGTTGTTTGCTTAATTTCTCGTACTCGTCTTTATAGTCATCCCAGCGTTGGTGTCCTTTAAAAGCATAATTGTTGAAACTCTGGCAGTGCGTACAGCTATAGTTGCATACGTTTGTAATATTTATTTCTGAATACTTTAATCGCGGGCTCATTTTTTCTTTCCTATTAACATATATCTCGTGTACAGCGGCGTTTCTAGCTGGCCTCTATAAATTGGCTGCACCCCTGCACTTTCCTCGAACTGGCGCAAACTACTAGAACAATTAACGTGTTCGTCCAAGCCGTAGTAATTATTAGATTGTACTACTTTAAGCGACGAACTTGGTGTGTTGCCTAGCCACTGGTTATAATCCTCGTGAGCCATGTGCTCAACACTGGTATTAATTATAATACACGGACTTTTCTTATATGTATAATCGATCATATTACACGTAACCGACTTGAACTTACCCTTCATTTCTTGCCGTTTATTAATAGTACTAGCTATATTCTCACAAGCTGGATCGATATCTACTGAGATAATCTTGCTTGGATTTAATTCGCTGTTAAATAATAAACTAGCAAGAACTCCGTTCCATCCGCCGTGTATTACAATAACGGGACTCATAACTTCGTTGTAACGACAGAGATGCTCAACCAACCAAACTTTACTACGAAGTTGGCCTTTCCAAAAACTTTCTAAAGTCCTAAACCTATCATCGCTATTACGTATTGCGTCCATCCAAAACATAATATCTTCTAATTCTATTTTCATCATTTAACCTTTGGCAGTTTGCTATCAGCACTGCTAACACAGCTATTAGTAATACACTCTTGCGGAGCTTTAAATAGCTCAAATCCGCCGTCTAGTGTACCCAACGGAACGTCGTGACAACTATAGCTGCGCTTAACTTCGTTCTCGCGTATAACACACCCCTGGTAACCTGCATTGCAAGTCCATCCCTTAAATTTATTAAATCCGTAAGCGTTAAATCGCTCTGCTTGGTCTATTTCGTACTCTGTTCCTTTACTGTCGTATAATGCTATCTGTGCAACTGGCTTTTCGCCCCATACTTGAGTAAAACCTGTTTGCATCTGTTGCTTTTGTTCAGGCGTATATCCGCCAACTATGTAAGAAGCAGTGTCATCCGACTGCGGCTTTAGCGTTACATTAATTCCTCTACTAGCAAATCGTTCAAGACGAGCATACAGCTCGTCAAACTGTGCAGGAACCATAACTTGATTAATAGTAATGTAAACGCCAGCATCCATTAACTGGAGACATCGATCGCCGAAAACTTCTTCGTTTGCAAACTCTGC